AATCAAAATAAATAGATTGTTTAAGTCCAGGTAAAACTAATAAATAAAAAGCATCTCTTTCAAAGTAAACACTTTTAACATTAGTAAGACTTTCACCATTAATATAATTAACCAAGTCATCACGAATGTTAAGAGATAGCTCTCTCATTGGCATAGACTTTTCTTCAACAGTTCTTCGTAAAGAACGTAGTCCACTCTTAGACAAAAAGATTAAGTCAGTACCTGTTTGTTGTACAGAATCTCTAGCAATACAACCTACACCATTAATAACATCAGCTAGTGCAATTGTAGTAGGATCATCTGCATTATCATAAACAACAATGTTATTAGAACAAAAGATAATTAAAAATTTATTGTAAGAACTAATAGCAACAATTTCATCGTTGCCTCCAACTACTGCACCAATGTCTAGTAATCCAGATCCTGTACCTGAAAAATGAGCACCATCTAAAAGTCTACTATAGAATACTGTTGTTTTATTTTCAGTAACTCTACCAGTCCATAATCTACCAAAAGCAGCATGAACACAATCAGGATCAAATAAACCTAAACCACTTGGGGCTGTTCCATAATCACCAATTCTTTGAAATACATAAGGGCCACTATGAGCACCTTCTCTGTATACCATCATTCTATTACCAGCTTGTGCAGCAAAAGCATATGACTCAGCAGAAGCTCCTGCATTTTCTTGTAATGCAGCAAACTGCCAACGATTACCTGAGAATGTAGGTTGAGTTACTAAAGGTACAGGACCACCTGAGTCTGCACCATAAATTAATTTTCTAGTTAGAGTAGTAGTACCTGAAAATAGTTTACCACCACCAGCAGATAAGAAAGTAGAGTTACCACCTACATCTCTAAACTCAAAGATAGATTCAATATACTCTGAGTCTGCTAGATCACCATTATTAGTTGTTAGAGTCTGCCATCCACGACGACTACCTAACCTACCATACTTATCAATTACACAGTTAATAGCTTTCTTAGCGTACCCTGATTCAAGAGTCACACCACTCTCTTGAGTATTTAAACCCAAGAAACCTAGCGTAGCATTACTTGCTGCTTTTAAAGCACCAGGCATTAGTAAGGACTCCAAGTAATTTCATCCATACGTTGACCAGATTCAATAGCAATATAATCTGCCAACATACTACGATAACGCATTTCATGTTCTGCATTACCACCATCATCTCCTCGTTCTGAAATAGCACGAGAAATAGTACCTTCAATAACTACATCAGCAGGTACAAGTATTCTATCTGTATTGTTTACTAACTTCTCTTGAGGAATAATACAGTTAATTCTAATACTATAAGCTCCATCAGGGATTGGATAGAAGTCTACTTGACTATCTCCATCTGAAGAAACACCATTAAAATTATAGTAATATGGAGAACCATTCTCAGGATTTGTAAGTAAGAATTGTCTATCAAACCACTTAGTACTACGTTGTTGCATAATGATATTATCAGTATCATTAAACATATCTAAGATTCTAATACGAGTAGTAGAACCTTGTAGTTCATAGTTAAATAAAGTACTAGTAGTTACTGCAGTTAATGTTGTACGTAGAGCCGACCAATCCCAAGTGTCCTCTACTTCTCTTTTAACTACATTAACTAGATCGCCAATAAGTTTACTATAAGGAGTTTCTTGAACAGAAGACACCTCATTTTCTCTAAGTCTACGTAAAATACTATTGACAATATCTAAATAATTCATTATACTTTCCTAAGTTATACCACAATTATACCACAATATAGTATATTTGTCAACTACTTTTTAATTACCACTCATTAATAATCTCTTGTTCTTTAATCCATTGTTGCAAATAAAGTAATTGTATTACATCTAAGGAACAATCTCTGATGGTACTAGATAAATTGCTCTTGGTTTCTCCATCAACTGTGCTGGTGGAGTTGGGTATGTTGGACACTTCACTGCTTGAGGTTGTATTGTTGTACACCCGCTTACTAACAGTAGTAGTACTAAACTTCTTAATAGCATTTGAATATCCTTTAGATACATTATCTGTTACTTTCTTCTGAGACTTTTGTAACTCTTCTACTTTTTGTTCTTGTAATTTAGCATTAACTTCTGTTTGCAACACAAAGGCACTAAATTTCTCATGTTCATAACTATAGCCCTTATACCATCCAAACAAAAAGATAATGAGAATTAAGGCTATTCCTGCAAGCTGTTTCCAATACTTCTGTGCTAAAATAGTAATCATCTAGTAAGTTTACCTGTTGATACTGTTCTTAATATAATATTACCTGCAGCTACTAAGCCAACTAGAGGAAGATAAGAAGCTGGACCTAGCACATCTTGAAGAACATGTATACTAGATTCAATAGCAATTAAAGCAGCCGAAGCTGCATTAAACCAAACTGTTTTACTTTTATACCAAGGTTTACTCAAAATGTTTTACCTGCTTGAAAGTCTGCTAACTTTAATCCATTAGTATATTGACAATGTGCTAACTCTTTAAACTTAGTCCAACGTCCAGCCCACTCTAATCCAACAGACTCTGCTATTTCTCCACACTTAGTAAATAGCCCTACATCAGACCATTGAGCCTTACCATTTACTAATGGTACAAAATCGAAAGCAACACGCCAGTTGTGGAAGGATTGTCCAGCATTAGCATTTGTAACAATCTTTCCAGGAGTAGTTCTACCTTGAGTATATAAAGCACTTTGTGATTCCCCATCTCTGTATGTAGAAGTAATTAAAATATCAATACCTTGTTTATCACAAGAAGCAATAAACTTTTCGCAAAGAGTTTTAACCTTTGGATGCAGGTCTTCTAACTTACGAGAGTTAATCATAGTTTAATAGTCCATCCATGAGCAGCTGCCCACAGATAAACAAGCACTGCTAAGCCCATTGCAGATAATCCTTTAAGAGTCCACTTACCTAAGGTAATGAACTGCTTATCTAGCCACTCTCCTATAGCTTCTTTAATAGCAGCTTTGTGTATTTCTTTTTGTTCTTCAGGAGTCATTCCTTAATCCTTAGTTATAAGTTCAAGATCTGTCATTTATTTATACGTTTTGCACGCTTGCTGTTAATGTAACATTTGTATCGGTTTGCGATATTGATCCTGTAGCAATACTTGGCGTTGCCCAAAGAGCTGTAGTTGTTAATGCGTATGTTATTGGAACCGCAGCTAAACTTAATGCTGAATAGGTCACAGTAAATCCATTTACGCTATATGTTCCAGTTCCACTTCCGTTGGTATTTAATTTAAATACAAAGCGCCCAGTGTTTATATACAGCGAATTACCAATTATTCGAATTTGGCTTTTTAATGCAAGAGTGGTTCCGCCAAAAAAGTTTGGATTTGGGCTAATAGTAATTGCCCTTTGCCAAATAACATTTAAGTTGGAATCTAATTTATACAGTGTAAAGTAAGGCGCGACTGATGGGGATTGATTAGAGCAACCTACTGCGTAAATATTCCCACTTGAATCAAACGCCGCATTTACTGCATTGGTATCGTAGCGAGTAGCCGTAGTTTTTTGAAAATATACCGCAGATACAAAATCTAAATTATTGTTAAGCTTAATAAATATATCAGTTTCAGGCGGCGTAGCGGAGCTAGATCCTCTGTATATAGTAAAAACTCCAGCAGATGTTGCTGTAACTGCACATTCGGCCAATCCTCCAGAAGAAGGGTTAATTTGTTTTTCAAGAGCGCCAGTATAACTAAATTTATTTATACGGCCATTATAATTAACCATTGATGTAGTGCTTGGGATTATAGCTCCACTATATGATTCAGTTGAAGATGAATAACCTTGCCTCCAAACAATTGAAGTAAAATCAGAGTTATAAACAACATTTACGCCTCGACCAACGCCGTAAGTAACAAGAATATTTCCGTTTTCCATTCTTGTTACAGATGTTGGCTCAGTTCTTTGTGTGGTTGATGAATTGTTTGGTTTATGCCAATCCATTTGAGTTGAAATAAAATTGCCATTCAAATCAAATTTTCTGATTCTTGTGTATGTATTAGCTGTAGTTGCTGCAAGCGTATTGCTATCAAATAAATAATACCAAGAATTTACGTTATCAACGTAAACGTAATTTGTACCAACGTTCCCAGTTGAAGGATTTGTTGCGTTTCCAAAAACTCTTGAAAATAAAACTTGTCCTTGTGGATTTAGCTTAACAAGGTATCGCAATATGCTGGCATTTGATGTATTGGATGTTAGTATTGAAACATATAAGTTTCCAGCTGCATCTACATCTATATTATGCCTATCAGCCATCCTAGGGGTGTTTGTTAATCCGTTAATACATGCAATCCAAAATGATTCAGAGCTTTTTCCATAAAAATCATCAAGCTGAATAACGCCAGTTGAAATGCCAGCAAGCGCACGAACAACAGTGTCATTCATGCTAATCATGCCAGTTGCAGACTTTCCAAGCTCTAATGCAACAGATTCTCCAGCAGTGGATCCAGCAAGACTAATTTTTCCTGATGAGTTTAATGCCATAATTAAATAGTTCCGTAAGCTGTTACGTTACCAACAACAGTTAAGTTTCCGTTTGAATCAAGTTTAGCTTTTGCAACTCCGCCAACTTTAAAATGCAATGCGCCTGATACTTCTTCTACAGTCCAATTTGTAGTAACAAGTTTTGTTGCGTTTGTTGAGTTTGTAGCAGTTGCTGCATTTCCTGTTGTATTTTGATTCCATGTTGGAATAGTCCCAGTAAGCTTAGAATAATTTAAACTAGTAATCCAAGATGGATTAGAATAACTACCTGAAGTATATACTCCATTAGTTACTGTAGCAGCATTTCCACTGATAGATATTGCCCAAGTACCTGTAGCATTAGACCCATCAGTATTTGCTTTAGTAGTTAAATCTACAGTTCCCCAATAACTATTAGAACCATCAGTAAATAAAACTTTTCCAGAGTTACCAGTCATTGATGGGAGTACTTTGCCATCATCTAATGATACAATCCAAGAAGGATCTGAGTAACTTCCAGATGTAACTACTCCATTTGTAACAGTATCTGCATTACCAGTTAAATTACCTGTAACATTACCAGATACATTTCCATAAAGAGTATTAATTTGTAAGTCAGCTAAAGCAAAAGAAGCATGACTTGTATCTATATAAGCAGAAGCATCAG